TCTAACCAAGGTCTTGCATCCATTTTGTCTGTACCGAACTCAAGAAAAGTTGGATAAGCAGGAATTTCTATAATAGATCCAACCTCAACTTCTAAATCTCTGGCATCAAATATAATTGACCTTATTAAATCCCCACTATCAATTGCAGGTGGATTACCTTTAGATGAAGACTTATGAGTTTTCTTACCTCTTTTATAATGTATCCCATTCTTAGGTGTATTTCGCATTGATAAAATGATAGTATTCCGAATTTTATTTGCACCAATAACTAACCATTGAGTGACTTCATGATCAATAGTTTTGGTTTGTTCGATAAGCTCATTGCCTATCTTATGCAATTTCTTATTTAACTTAGCTAATTCTTTTGAATCCATCATACTGCCCACCCGACCCCACGTTCTTCAATTTCTTCTGCTCGAATGTTTAGATATTCATTTTGTTCTTTATTATTTGTAATAGCATGAATTTTAAATAACCTACCTTTTACTGTTGATCCTTCTTGTAAGAATAAGAAGTAATCTGATTTTAAGTTTGCAAGATTTGCCATAAATTTGAAAGCTATATTAAAACCAGATGCAAATTCTTTCCCTAATGTCGCTACAGCAATTTTTCTACATTTAAATTCATGTGTAATTGCTTCATTAACCTGTTCGCCTCTAATATATTTAGCACCTGAATTTTGGAAACTTACTGGCTTTATTCCCATCCAAATTTTTAAGACTGAAGCAAGATTTTCAAATTCACTACCTGCAAATGCTTCTCCAGCAGGATTACCAAATTCTAAATCACCTCCACCAGCTGCATTAGGTGACAACTTTGGAATTAAAATCTGTACTCTCTTTGATAAAGATGCTGCAAGCCATGTCAATTTATCACCTAATTACTACTGATGTTTTTTTAAATAAACTTAATGCTGCTTGTACTTCCGGAGGCGGATTCTTCGGGTCAATTGCTCTTGTTGAATATATTATAGTTGCCCAAACCATAATTCCATTTTTTAATTGCTGAGGAACATCTGCAGCTAATGTTCCGTAACCATGAACTGACCGTATTGTAAATCTGGCAAAATCACGAGCTGTATTACTTGGTAAACTTGAATTTCTTTTAATTATTATTTGTCCAGGCTCGGCATTTGTATTAAGATAATAATTATCAGAATCATATTCCGTTTCATCTGCATCTTCATCGGTTGCTACAATTTCTGTTACTGAAATTAAAGGTGGTCTTGGTAATTCAACTATCTGCGCTGGCCAGAAATCTAAAATTGTAGTGATCGTTTGGCTTATAAATGCCCTTCCTAAGTATTCTTCTGCTGCCATACGGGCCGTTTGAATAAAGCCTTCAATTAAAGTATCTTCTTCAGTTGTATCTATTCTTCCAAATGTCTTAACTTCATCAAGAGTAACAGGTTCAACAGAAGGTTGAGTCGTTACTTTCCAAGAACGATTACCATCTTTAGGCAATTCTCGTGCAAACAAAGTACCTGTCTTTCTTGGTAATCCTGCACCGTCTTGATAGTTGTATACCATATTAGCCTTTAAAGATTACTCTTCAATTTCTTCTGTGATTTTCTTAACTTCTGCATCAGTTAATCCAGCCTGAGCAACAGAAACTCCAATACCTAATTTATTAGCAACATCTTTAACTTTTTTCCAACCAACACCTAAATCTCTTGCTAATGAAAAAACCCTTGTGTTTTTAGGTTCTTCTTTTTCTTCTGGAGCCACTTCTTCAGCTAATTCACCAGATTCAATATCTTCTTCCTCTTCTGTTAATACAGCTGGTTCTGGAACATCTTTAATTTCTGGAGCCACTTCTATAACTGTATTTTCAGATGGAGTTGGATCAACAATTGGCTTTCTTGTTCGGATATATTTAGCAACTTTCATATCATCAACAAATGATTTTGCTAAAGCGTCAGTCAAATCATATTCTTGATTGGCTAAATATAAATTTACAGTAAAGCCATCTTCACTTCCTGGAGTCGGTCTTATCATTTTTACTTTAGGCATTGTATTCCCCTTATTTACACTGCTTCGTTAATATCACCTCTTGAGCCAATAATCGCCCAAACATTATCATGCACAGCCATGAGATGTACTAAACAACCACTATTGCCAGAGGCATTCATAAGAAAATTACTAATAGCTTTACCTTCTGAATTCAATATGATGCATCCAGATGTAGAAACTTCAACCTGAGTATCTTTATTAGTAAATGTACCCGTCGAATCCCCTGCAAGGCCAAGCCAACATTCTCTTCCAGCAGAACATGAAGTCATCCAAAAAGATGTACTAACCATAGTAGCAGATGCAGCAATCATATGCACATCATGATTTTTTGGCATATTAAGTTGAAGAAGTTTTGTTGCATTAAGAATTGGAAGTTCACTAGTTGCAACTCGTTCACTGACGATCAAACGAGTTAATTCTTCTGGACTAAATCCTGTACCAGCGATTCCAATAGAAGCACCAGTCACTATGCTTAATGTCGCCCCTTCTTGTAAAGTAAGGGTGCCGCTATCGGCAACACGCATAGACCCACCAGATTCAATAGCAAGTGTTCCACCGGAGCCTATGACGTGGCGATCCCCACCATTTTCATGATAGGTAATCGTATTGTAAGTTTCGTCCTGAGCCATATCATTTCTCCTTATGTTGTCGTGATATCCAGACTCGAACCAGCGACAGCCCAAACATCATCATAAACTGCTTTTAAAATAACCCATGTATCATGATCGGTAGAAGTTTCCAAATGTATCTCAGTTATAGCTCCACCCACTGAATTTAACATAATACATCCAGAGGCTTGAAGGCAAACTGATGTATTATCGGCGGTAAATGTTCCGGTTTTGTCACCAATACATCGAATAAGAACTTCTCGACCCGCAGAACAAGTGCCAACATGCAAAGATCCAGATGACATAGAAACTGCAGCAATAATATTGGCAATTCTGACATTCGCAGGTACATTTGAATCAGCCAATAGAGATTCAGTTGCCGTTGCTGTACCAGTAACAAGATCTACAGCGGTGCCCCATTCACTTGCAAGCAAATGACGCATATCAGTTAAATTAATATCTTCGCCAACCAATCCCAAAACGGCATCTTCTTCAATACTTAATGCACCACCAGCGATAATATTAATCGTTGTAGAATCTGCCATGAGCATTGATCCACCAGATTCTACGGCTAAAGTTCCCCCGGATCCGGCAACATAACGATCGCCTTCCCGCTCATGATATGTTTTTGTTATATATGTTGCATCCTGAGCCATATCGTCTCCTTTTTCAATAGCCAGGGAGTTAGATTACTCCCTGGCATATAAATTAATCAAAACTTCTTATAGATTTTCTGCAAGAGCGACAGGCCATTGTCCAGGTCTACCGAGCATACAGAAAGGCATAATTTCAGTACTCCCTACACCAGCAGTTGCTGCTGTAGACTGACTAAATACCAATCGAACCCAACGCTGTTTACCCACATAAGCAACAGTAGGCATATGACTCTCAGTTGTACAACTTGCCTGACTAGTTACAGAAATTCCAATAAAAGTAAAACAACCGGATACAGCGCGAGCTGTAGTTGCTACATCAGGAGCCATCGAATACAGATAAGGTTCTCTGGTCAACGGATCCAACGCCAACCAAGAATCCATAGTCAGTGTAGAAATCAACCGATAAAAATCCTGGCCATAAACATCCGTAGCCGCACAATCACTCCAAGAACCAAGAGTGTTAATTCCGGTAGTAGAATTAGAAGCATGCTGCATACGAACATGAATCTGATCAGCAATAGAACCTACACTCATCATAGAACCATGCATCCAACCAAACGTTACAGTATCATAACCCTGTGTATCAATTTGTTCAGTGGTCACGGCTTGAACATCGGTATCATGCGCCCCTGCTTGATTATCAAACATAACCGCATTGAAAAATTTAAAGTTATTTACGTCTTCTCGAATAGTCATAATAATCTCCTTATAAAATAAAATATTTAAGCAGCGATATTGCCAAGTTTAATCGCCTGATAGTTGACCACATCTCCACCAACTCTGCGCCTGGTGTAGAATTCTACCATAGGTTTAACCGTAAATGGGTCTCTCTGAATCGTGATACCAAGACGGTCAACGATCATATAAGCTTCTTTCCAATCTGCAAGAGCAACAGCCTGTACACCGGATGCAACTGCTGGCATTGTAGTACTCATGCGTACTGGCAAACCAAGGATCGAAGAAGTTGAATCATCCTGAAAACCTGGTTTCCAAATATATCGACCTTCACCATCTTTAAGATACATTGCATCACGAACCGTTGTACGATTCATCAACCATGTGCAGCGAGCCAGATACTGTTCAATAAGGCTATATTTAACTGCAATAAAACCATCTGCGGTCAAAGCAGCAGCAGCTTGCATATTTGTTCTTTCAATAGTACCATAACCAGAACCATCAGCATAGGTCAGAAAACCCCTTGGGAGGCCAACACCAGCACCAGTCACAAAGGCAGCGGCTTCTAACCGCATAAAACGATTAGCAACCTTATCTGCCAACCATGCTTCAATATTAATACCAGAATCTTCGAGCAAAGTCTGACTTGCCTGAGGTTTAGCATACTGAACATGAACCGGAATTCGTTTTTTGAAGAACTGAGGTGTATCTGTCTCAGCACCAGCAACTGTCTCTGCTTCCCATCCAGCGCCTGCCTGATCAAAATCAACCATCCATTCCAGAACACCAGTAGTAATAGACTCAGATGCAGCCAACTGACGAATAGGATCAGACTCAAACAGTCTACTTATAATCCGATTACTCATCATCGGGGTTACAGTATAACCACCATCTGGATCTATACCAGCGGACAATGCTTTAACATGAGCAGGATCGATCGATTTCGGAGTACGATCATTCACCCTAAGAAAAGAAGGAAATGCTTTTTTGTAATCAGCATACTCTTCCATATTAACATCTTCAAGTGCATCAATTTCAGTAGGAGTTACACCTTTGTCCTGTGCCTTAACTGCCATATTGTTGATACGGAATTTAAGAGCATCCTTTACTTCCAAGGCTTGCTCATCATGTGTCAGATCAGAACTTTTGCCAGTACGCTTCATGGCAATTTCCATATCGTCCATACGAGTATTAGCAGTTCTGATATCTTCCGCAGTAGCCGTTTCAGCAAACTTAGCATCAATTGCTTCCTGACGAGTTGTAACATCTTCTGCCAATTTAACAAGTTTATCATCAACAATAGTATCAAATTCGCCTTTGACTTTGCCATTCTGTTTTTCAACTTCAGTCTTAAACTCTTCGAGACTTGTATTGAGTTTAGTATAATTTTCCTTTATGGCATCTTGACCATCACCCATTTTCTTAATTTCTGCTTTGACTTCTTCTACGATTTCAGCAGCTTCTTTTCTATCAGCCATTGTAGTTCTCCTTATGCGTTAATTTTTTGTAACGAGTTTAGGATTTCATTTGTTTCGGTCATCTCGTTAAAACCTTTTAAGCCATCTAAAAGATCGGATAACGAACCTTCATCAAATTCTTGTTCCTCAGATTTTGAATCCCTCAAAACCGTTTTAATCAAACTAATAACATGCTGGGCATCTACTTTAGAAAAAATATCTGACTCCCTCAGAGCTTTTTCTAATTCCCGTTCTGTTGTAGCTTGTTTTATAACTTCTTTAAAATCTTTTACTTCTGTTATTGTTGCTTTTAAATTTGCTCCAAAAGTAACTGGGCTAATTTCCCAAAGTGCCACTTCTTTTAAATAACGAACACCTTTTTTCTTATCTATTTCATCAATAATAGAATCATAGCCAATGCTTAATCCTTTAAGTGCGCCCATCTTCATTAATTCATATGTTTCTTGGCCATCTTTAGTCTTCATTGCAAGTTGGCCTTCAACTCTTAATCCTTTGGCATCTTCTGCAAGCATGTTCCATACACCGATAGGTCTACGGCTATCATGCTGAAGGAGCATTGCCACACCGTTACCATTTCTTCCATTTTTTAATATTGTTTTAGTAAATGCACCAGGCATTACTATATCATAATGACTATCTTTATTGCCAAAAACAGAACCATACCCTCTAAAAATTCCATTTTCTTCAATGTCTTCTTGTTTTAATTCAAACGAGAAATTTAAAGTTTTGTTTTCTACTGCCATATGATCCTCCAATTAAAAAAGAAAAAGCCAAGCGAAAATAACCCCGCATGGCTTAAAATTTTTTTATGATTGTCTTTAATTGATCAGATTAAGGACAAAACTATTAATAAAAAACATTATATATTAATTCTTATAAAAAATCAAGATTTATTTTTAAAACTTTTATAATTCCTTTATAATATAAAAAAGGAGAAATATCATGATACATCCAGAAGAAGACTATCCCGCTGACACGTTCAAGGGCGAAGAGTTTTACGACCTGAGATTTGCCATCAGAGAAGCCGACCGAAAACTTGAGACTCTACAAGAGCGTCATAAGAACCTAACAGGTAAACGACATGTTTGGTTTAAATAGTCAAAGGAAGGGAAAATGACATATCCGAATGAAATTCAAGATGCATATAAATTATTAAATTTAAGAAAAAATAATACGCTTGGTCCTTTGTTCATTAACCGTAAACAAATAATACCTTTAAATATCTGGCTAAAAGCAGAAAATCACCCAACAAAAGGATATGCACTTAGACCAGGATGGCATGTAGCACTTAAACCTTATGCTCCTCATTTAAGTTTAAAGAACCGAATATGGGCTAAAGTTCAAGTTAAAGATTATGTAGAATTAAAAAGGCCAGAATCACCAGGCGCAGAGTTGGTTGCTTGCCCAATGGATAAAAATTATTAAAACTATCTAAAATAATTAATTTTAAAAATCTATGAAAATAGCTGAAAATCAATGATAATAATTTTATGGAAAATATAACTTGTTAATATTGTTATATATTTATTTTTTAAGTACTTTTTAATTAGGTTATTCCAGGGTTTACATCTTTTAATATCTATATTATATTAAATCATAATGAAGAAAAACAAAAACATAGGAAATAAAAAAATGAATAACTCAATGGCCAAACTCGGATCAGCAATGAAAAAAAGAAATGAACATTTCAAAGATGTTGAATTTAATTATAATCCTTTAGGTTCTTACAAAGAATCTGAAATGAATTTTCTTAGATCTGGTAAAGATAGCAAAGGCGAATATAACGAATACGAAAAGAAAAACGGTAAAGTTAAAAAAATATATTGTAAAAATTAATAATGAAGAAAAAAGAAAACATAGGTTTTAAAAAGGCCAGTCAAAACAAAACATCAAACGGTATCCGAGCAGCTTATAAACGAGGTGAACATCCAAAAACTCACAAAAAGCTAGCCGAAATGATGGATAGACTTTATGATATGGATTATATTAAACGATACTACTCAAAGCTTATTTAGAAACCCTTCCAAATACTTCTCTCCTAATACCGTTTTTATCAAATTCTAAAATTCTAACAAAAATTGCTTTCTTTTTTGTTGTTGGTTTTAAATTTTCATCCATAAATACTATTGATCCTTTTTTTGCCATTAACTTGATGCTCCTTTTACAAAATCTTTAAATATTTTTGCCTTTATTGGAAATTGTTCTAAATATGGTCTAGGTTTTTGAAAAGGTAAGAAAAAAGGCTTTGCATAAGCAGAAGAAATAAAATCTGCAAAATCTTCTACATCTGTATTAGAACGTAAAGCATAATCGGATGACCATCCTTCTGCTTTTCTTGCTTCTTTCCATCCCTTCGGAACATATTTGCCCTTGCCTAATGTTTTTTCTGCAAAAATATGACCCATTTCATGACGAAGATGACTTGCACTATTTTCTGCGGGATCAGTTAATGATTTTTTAAAATATACAATTTGTCCTTTTTCTTTACGAAATCCGCCAGCAGCAACAGATTCAAAATCATCAATATTATATTTTTTCATCCAATAAGAATCTGTCGGGTTCTTTTCATTTAATATTAAAATTTCATCAATAGAATTTAATACTTTTGGATCAGCTAATTCTGACAATCGATCTATTTCTTTTTGTATTTCTTTTTTCATATTAACAAAATGGGTATCATCTGCGGCAAGAGTTTCAGAGCGATAAATTCTTATGTCTTTATGGGTATTATTCAAAACACCAGATACTTTATTACCTAATCCAACATCAATTTCAGTTGTTAGTCCTTCCGGCACATGTGGTTTTAATTCATCCATTCTTTTAGCTGTATGGTAGATAACAACGCAACGGCAACGTATGATATTTCCTACACTCCCAGATGGATCTCCTGGAAATGATAATGCTTGACCTGTCTTAACAAACTTTCCATCTTGTGCTACTTTTTCACCATCAGGACCATTAGGAAACTTTGCATAATGTTCCCATTTACCTTTCTTACCTCTTGTCCGTGTTCGTTGATCTTTAGATGAAACCCATTCGCGCATCATCGTTATCCTGGTCGTGGCAACGGCAGCATCCACACTTTTCACTGATGCGGTATGCGTTTCAGTTAGTGCTATGGTTCTCGCTCTGTGCGGATTAATCTTGGCACTTGTCTTTCTAATTCTCTTGGCAATCTCTCTATGAGATTCACCTTCCTGCATACCTTTATGAATTACATTTGCAATAGTTTTCTTCGTAGTCTTCTGAATCTTCTGAATCTTACTTGCCGCTTGGGTTCTTGCCCAATTGTTTACTGAATTCCAGAATTCATCTTTAGCTGTTTTAAAATAAAGCTGAATGCCTTTTTGTTTGATTTTAAAAATCCTGTCTCACAGGATAAGGCAATTACATCAAAATATTTTTTCATATCACTTATGCTGTCTAAACGTAAATCTACTAACCCTTGCCCCCGCTTATGAGCAATACGAGGGTTCAAGCCATTTTTATGCATAATAGAAAAAACTGAATTTAATAAT